AGTTTTGGATATCAAGTTTTAGGATTTGGATCTGGTGGTGTAGTTAAAAAATTCATATCGGCTTCAGGTGGAGATAATATAATTACTGATGGAAATTTTAAAATTCACGTTTTTACAAGTGGCGGAACTTTTACTGTTAATGAAGTAGGTAACGCACAAGGTTCAACTACCGTAGATTATTTAGTCGTTGCAGGTGGAGGAGGATCAGGCCGTTATTTTGGCGGAGGAGCCGGAGGCGGTGGAGTAAGGGATAGTTTTCCTAACCCAGCAACTGGTGGTCATCCTGTATCTGTACAAGGATATCCTATCTCTGTTGGATCAGGAGGAAATGCTCCTGGTAGTAACACAGCAGGAAATAATGGAGGATCAAGTCAATTTGATTCATTTAATGGCAGCGGTGGGGGCGCTGGAGGCGGTAAAGATTCAAATGCGGGTAGACCAGGAGGATCCGGAGCTGGAGGTTTTAGAGAATCTCAACACCCTAGTGCCGCACCAGCTTGGACTGCAAGCCCTTTAAAATCCACAACAGGAATAACAGTATCAGCCACACCAGGAAGCTACCCTATAACTGTAGGAGCCGGAGGAACTTTAAACCCTTCCTCTTCTACTCCATCAAATCCTGGAGGCACTTCAACTTTTGGACCAATTAACTCTACTGGAGGTGGCGGAGGAGCCCACGGTAGTTCAGCTGCAACAACCCCACCATTCCACGGACAACCCGGAGGAAGTGGATCAGCTGCAGGTCAAGGAAATTTAGCTTCGAGACCCGGTGGATCTGGAAACGCAGGAGGATACACTCCACCTGAAGGAAATCCAGCACCAGGATCATCAACAGCCCCAGCTAACATTCAAGTTACTGGAGGAGGCGGTGGAGCAACTGCAGCCGGAACATCTTTTGGACCACACTCAGGTGGACCTGGAGGAGCAGGAGCTGGAACACAAATTGCACCACCATCTTTTGGAGAAACTTGTGGATCACTTAGATACTTCTCAGGTGGAGGCGGTGGCTCAGGACCATCTGCAAAAGGATGTGGGGGTCTTGGCGGCGGCGGAGACGGTAACCCTGGAGTAGCAACACCGGGAGCAGCCAACGGAACTGCTAACACTGGCGGAGGATCTGGAGCACAAAGTAACGGTGGTTCTGGAATAGTAGTAATAAGGTATAAGTATAAATAATATGGCACACTTTGCAAAATTATCAGAAGAAAATGTAGTTCTAAATATTGTAACTTTAGACAATAAACATATGCTTGATGAAAACAACAATGAGTCAGAGGCTGTTGGACAAGCATATTTAGCCAAACATAATAATTGGCCTGCAAATCTTTGGAAGCAATATTCTTATTATACAGTTAATAATCAACACCAACAAAGTGGAACACCTTTTAGAGGGAATGCTGCAAATATAGGTGGCATTTGGGATCCAGAAAATGAAATTTTTATGACGCAAAAACCTTTTCCATCTTGGACATTAGATTTAGCAGAAGCAAAATGGAAATCACCAGCCGGAGATGCACCAGATAGAGATCATTTATGGAATGAAGATACTCAATCTTGGTATCTTCCTTAGTTTATAAGAATTGATACAGAATGAATTTAAAATATACGTATTGGGCTTTCAAAGAAGCCATCCCTCCTAAAATATGTGATGATATAATTAAGTATTATCATCTTAAAAAAAATAGACAAAAATTAGGTGTTGTGGGTGGAACTTCTAATAAT